CACATTGTCATCTTGATTCTCTCCTTGCTGATAGAATATATAACTGAACACGGTGTTATACGCGCCCTCACTTGGCTTACACACAAACTTGTAATGCTTAGCCCAATGTGGTGCTACGCTCTGTAGGTTGACTTTTATTTTATTCTTGCTTACAGAAGTAGTTGGAGGGAAGAATATCGTATTGGTATCACTAACCTGAACCGTGGAAGCTCTACCATACTCATCCATATACACAACGCCTACCTCATAATCTCTATTGCTATGCAAGCTTAGAGTATTCGATGTAGTAAGGAAAGATGCGTAGGTTGCAGCTGCGTTAAACGTATAGTAATTATACTGAATGCTTTTATCTCCACCAGACGGGTTCTCATAGTAATATTGCGCCGCAGGTAGCTGAACCTTAAATCCATTGGTGGTGGCCGTTATCTTGACCGGCTGCTGCTGGCATATTGAAATAGTCGGCGGGAATGCGCCAATAGGGTTGGGACAAGTACCATCAATTGCTGAGTTAACAAACACCATGCTTGTGCTCGGGTATGGTGTTTGAACTTGAGCATTGAACTTGTCAGTTAAAGTGCCGCCCTGGTCTGTTGTATTAATTGGTAGTATAGGCTGCATGTTAGCTATAGTACCAAAAGCCTCCTGAAACTCAAGCGAAGATGTAAGAGCGTTTATAGATGTATAATCTGTAGGACACGTAAAGTTCAGTGTTAAGAAGAATGGAGAGTCAGCCAAGAATGGTGTAGCTGGGATCTGCGATCCTCCATTATTATTCTGGAAAGAGTTGTTAACCGAGAACCTAAAAGTAAGTTGACTCCCTGCGGGTATTGTAGGGTTAGTAGCTGTCAAAGCACTAAGATCAAACTCTATCTCGCCATCCGGTAGTGACACAATATTGGAAGGATTCTCAATAGACCAGTTTGCATTGGCCGTGGTAGGCGTAGGAAAAAACTCGCCACCCACTTCAGCAGTCAGCGACTCAAGATCATATCGAATATCAATAATAGATCCGCCGTCTGTTCGTCTTATATCATACTGCTCTACGTAGTTGCCATACATCAACCTGTTACCCTGCAGCGTCTGTGCCTTGGCACGAAGAGGTACATTATCATAAAGCCTTAGAAGCTCATCATCTGGAAGCAGAGAATATATCTCGCTGTTCGCAAATCTATGAGTATAGAAACTATCATCAGACCATCCAAAGTCACTCTTGTTAAATCTTTTTATTACGTATATAGCATTTGATCCGCTTTCTTTATATAGAAGCTGAACCTCTTTAACTCTTTTAGAGCCAGTAGAAAAAGTAACATCAGCCGCGTTAAAGCGATTGATCATGCTATCATTATTGTAGTTCTGAAAACTAAACCTAAAATCAGAGGGTTGAAACGCAGGATTAGTAAACAATGATATCGCACTGTAACCTCCATCTAAATATCTATACCGATAAGCAAATGAAATAAAACGATACTCCATGTAGTTTTCCCGACCTGGCACATCGATTAGATCCACGTAAGGTGTCCCTAATGGATCAGTCGTGGCCGTAGGATCTTCAAATCCAGGGATCTTGAGAATAACACTAATGTCCTCTTCCTCCAATGGATCCGTAGGGTCAGTATCTACATTGTAGTTTCTCTTTACGTTTATATATCGCGGAGGGTTTTTATCGTCTGTGAAGTACAGGTACTCGTCTATCTTATCTACTCCCGTAATTAAAAATGCAGGATCAAAGTTTAGCACGGTCTCACTGATCACATGGTATAGTAAAGTGCTGGTGCTGGTTTCAAAAGAAAGTATTAAGTCAACTTTTCCAGATGCGGAAGACGTGTTCTCCGGGTCATGTACAAACCAATATATAGTCTCTCTCATTCCATCCTGGAACGCACCTATGCATCGAGCAGAAGCGGACAATGGATTGCCCAAGTACTCTACGCTTGGCGTAAGAAGAGTGTTCCCTTTTGAGTTCTCTACCGCACCTATCTCAGTGGTTTCAGTAGAACCAAGGCGCACGTTTAATGCGTCTACATATTCTCCAAGTGGAACAAGCCGCTCATCAACAGACTTGTTCATGCGACCCTTAATAAAATTAGTTTGTACTATCATATTACTTTATCCATTTGCCTTGGCCACGCAGATTCATTAGTAGTCTGCCCGGATGCATATTGCTGATTCTTATCTTCGCGTTACGTAATAAAGATGATTTGTCTTTTTGTGCTCGTCTGACCATGTACTCAGGAGCCGCCAATCGATTGTTTAAAAACGCATACTTAATAGCTGCGTAAATATAATCTTCAAAAAGCTTGTTTACGCTTACCTTGGAGTCATCCCCCTTCTCCATGCCATCAGACACATACTCCAATACCACCGACTTACCAGACATCCCTGAGCTAAAGTTAATGACGCCGCCTCTTTTATCAATGCCAAACGTAGGGTTGGAATTTGCAGTTTCAGTGTTGAGGCCAAAGCGAGCGCCTACTGCGTAATCAAAGTACCAGCAATCATCAACGCAATAGCCCAGGGAATTGTTGTAGGGACTGTTGGCGTTCAAGTAAATAGATTTTGATATACCATCTATTCTTTCATTTGTAAGCTGAGACTCAGCAGGTGACAAGACATTCCCATCAATATCAAAAAGAATATTGTAGTTGTTGTCTTGTAGGTATGCGTTACTCCAGTTGGTCTGTATGTTTTCTGTTAATGGGCGTAGGCAACCATTCTCATACAGCGATATACGAACCCAATTTACATAGTCCGGTGGGAATACGTATCTAAGCTGATCATTAACCTGAAGCTGAAGAATCTTTATCTCCTTCATCGCATCATAGTTTAGCTCCTGTATGGCACGCTTAGCAAAGAACACAACCTGGTATCTATTGATGTTGTTTATCAGCTCATTGTTGCCTTGGTACATCAACATAAAGTTATTGACGATATCATCCAAAGAAATATATTGATATGACCCCCAGTTGGTATCCAAAGGCACTACCTGCCCATTCTCGTAATATTGATAATCATTTATATATGACATATGTTAGCTTGTTTGTTGTGTATCGAGTGCTTCCTCGGTTTGAGCAAACTGTACTACCTCAGCCTCTCTAATCTCTACGCCAACATACTGGCATATCTTCATTATAAGCTGTGGCTGATCGGATAGCGGAAGCTCGAAGTCCTGAAAGTCGGACTGCGATGAATCAAATAATGGCTCACCACCAGACAGAGATACAAAAGTCCATTTAGGATCCTTCGGGTATCTAATGTACTGTGAATGCACATCTCCTGCGTTGAGTATTGTTGATGGGTAGACCGTAACAATATTGCCATCCAATACATAGCAAGGAAACTGTTTGGTCGGATAAGTTAAGTTTGAACTTGTAAGATTAAATATCTTTCTCTGTGTAACACGCTCCACCTCGGTGATATTGGTATTGCTGTATATACGATAGTTTTCACCTATAGTAAAAATGTTTGCACTAAGGCCAAGCGTAGAAGTACTTGGTACCGATGTGACGTAAGCCTGTGTAAAGTCAGTTGTGTTAATTACTATTGATCCGATAGGGGGATTGGGTGCCGATGGTGGCTGATCATTAAATGGGTTGGAACCATCAATAAGCTGACTTGCCGATGTTTGAGTTGATGCGCCGCTAAACAATAAGCTTGGGTAGTAGAACACTTTATTTACAAGGTAGTAGTCTGATGGTAGGTTGTATGTATTGGCGTTGTTTTGAGTCAAAAATACCTGCTCAGAAAAACTATCTATAACCTCCTCTAAGCCTTTTACAATATCAGCGTATCCGCTACCCGATGCTTTACGCTCCTGTCGATACTTATCGACCATTATCCACTTGTTATACTGATAGAAGTAATCCTCAAAAATATCAAGCTGCGCCTGCTTGGCATACAGGTTGAAATCCTGAGGTGAGATGTATCCGTAATTGTTTTTGTTGGCGATGGCCAGCACTGTGTTCCTTACGTCATTTATTAGCATGACTATATCTTTTCACAAAGATACACAAAAAAAAGAGGCCCCCATTTTTTGAGGACCTCTTCATTAATGATTGACAATATATGTCCGCGTAGCACTATAAAGGAGATACTTCTGTAACATCTTGTGAAAGTGTTACAGAGATAGTAGGCTCTGTATAGGGCTGAGACCAACACGCAGCTAATGCTGCATTTATTGCATCCACATCGCCTTGAACCATAGCACTCGCTCCAACGACACCAATCCGCTTGCCGGGGTACATTAGAACAACCCTGTCGGGTGTTGATGACGTATCAACTACCGCGTAAATAGTGTCAGCAGATACATAAAACTGCTCTCCTGAAGCTCCTGATAGAATAATATACTTTTCCATGATTAAAAAATTAAGGGGTTGGAGTAACAACCTCCACATTCCCACCGGGAAGAGAAGGTAAATCAAATAAAACTTCTGTCCATTTAGAACCCATTGCATCCTTGAGGACACCCTGAGCCACAGCAACATCAGCAGCGGTGTATGTGGACGTTCCGGCATCGTTTAGCAATCTTATGGCTGCAGTGTCTTCGTAATCAAACCTAATGCCACCTCTATCTATGTAACAACCAATAACGCCACTAAGCTTTACTTGGTCGTTTCTTACAAATGTTCCCCCTGAAGTATACACGGGAACCTTTAAAAACTTGGTCATATAAAAAAATTATGAGTTAAAAAATACAGTACAAAGATAATCATTATTTACTACCGCCCAGAAGCTTCGTAAGACCCTTGTAAACCTCTACACCATCATTGCTCTTTAAGAAGGATGATACCACATGGAAGGGATCCTCTCCGAAAGGAACAGTAAGCATTTTCTTTTTGTTACCAGGGATATTGTAGTACACATCCTTGTTCTTGTTGCGCATCGTTAGAAGTCGCTCCTCGAATAACTGTCTTACCTCGTCCTGGAACCCAAGCTCCGGATCATTGATGACCTCCATAAAGGTTTCGGGTTCGCGCATAGCAAACACCAATATGTCTCTTTTGAGCTCAGCCGTAGACATCTTAGTTGCAGTGGGTCCAATAAGGATTCGAGAGACAGCGATAAGCCTGTCCATTGAAAGCTCTTTAGCTGCGATCTGTGCATTAAGCCTTGACTCCATTTCAGAGTATTCGGTCGAAGCATCTCTTTCTTTATTTACCTCTTCAAATACATAGTCTCTTGAAGGATGATAGTAAAGAAACTCCTGAAGAACCTGATTGGTTTTAGAAACATGCAACATGCCGTCTTCAAATATAATGGGCTCAAGAATAGCATTGCCATCCTGCTGATCCACAAAGGGAGACTTTTGGTTGCGAGCGTATCGAAGTTGTTTATTTTCACCCGTCTCTTCATCAAAGTGTAATAAAGGAGATCTGCGGGTGTGATGAGAAGCCAGCATATATGTTAAAGGCGCTGCATCTTTTTTTAGTCTGTACACTTTATCAGTGTATATTTTTTTTGTTTTCATTAGATTAAAATTAAAATTTTTAAAAAAGGGGAGGGTTGCCCCTCCCCATAATTAATGGTTACGCATTCTGGAATAAGAAGAAGTTGTTTGCACCTAAAGTACATACAGTTCTCTCAGTCAAGAAGTGAACCTCCATCGCGTCTAAAGAAGAAGTTCTTGCTCCACCAGCAGAACCAGTGATCCAAGTTTTGTATCTTCTATCTTCAGTTTCAGAAGCGCGATATCTTACGTGTAAGAATGGACGCTTGGCGTTCTTACCTAAGATTTGATCGTATACAGTTGTAGAACCTGCAGGGACTAAAAGTCCGTTGATAGCTCCACCTGTAAGACCACCTCTCATAGTAGGATCGTTCAAGTATTTCCAATCAGTTTTGTAGAAGTCATAACCTCTGCGGAATCCTGTGAATCCAAGGTTTAATGCCATCTCTTCGTCATTGTCGAATAGACCATAAGAAGTACCACCAGCTCCGTAAGAGTTTTGAGCGGCCAACATATCATCCATGTCGAATCCAAATTGACGATTTAAGAAGATAACATTTTCTTCGATAGAACCTTGCTTGTCAAGTCTTTGAATGATTGCATCAAAGTCTGCCAAAGCAGTTGGGTTACCACCACCGTAAACATTACCTCGCTCACCGACAACATAGAATACCCCTTCAGTACCACCCTGTCCGTCAGTACCAGCAGCGTTACCGAAGTAAATTGCAGCACCAGACGCATTCTCAGCAGGAACAGCCTCTACGAGAGCAGTTTCCATGTAATCCTCAAAGCGCAGACGAGTATCGTGCTCAGACTTTAGGTACCATAGGTATCCGTTAGCTCCGTCCTCAGATGTGATTTCAATCCATCCAATTTGAGCCATGTCAGATCCAGATACAGCGTACTTGTCCTTGATGATGATAGGCTTGTTGTCAAAGATGAAGTCATCAGACTCTAAAGAGTTAGCCATGCCTTCAGTCCCTTTCTTAAATTCAGATCCGTAAATCCAAACAGTACAAGCAACTGCCGGAGCTACAGCTTGACCAGCAGCCTCATAGTAAG